GACCTTCTCGACATGCGTATCGTCACTGAAGAAGTGGTCGTTAAAAACCATAACGCTGTAGGTAAACGTCTCGCACAACTGAAGTTGACCGATCACGGTTGCTTCCTTAACCGCGTCATTCGTAGCCAGATTGAGATGCCGATAGATGACAACGTCGTGCTTAACAAAGGTGACGTTTTACAAGTCAGCGGTGATGCCCGTCGCGTAAAAACCATCGCCGATCGCATCGGCTTTATCTCGATTCACAGCCAGGTCACTGACCTGCTGGCATTTTGCGCCTTCTTTGTTATTGGGCTGATGATCGGGATGATCACCTTCCAGTTCAGCACATTCAGTTTCGGCATGGGGAACGCTGCCGGGTTGTTATTCGCCGGAATTATGCTGGGCTTTATGCGTGCTAACCACCCGACCTTCGGTTACATTCCGCAAGGTGCATTAAGCATGGTGAAAGAGTTCGGCTTGATGGTGTTTATGGCAGGCGTTGGTCTGAGCGCCGGTAGCGGTATTAATAACGGCCTGGGCGCGATTGGCGGTCAGATGTTGATTGCCGGATTAATTGTCAGTCTTGTGNCCGTGGTTATCTGTTTCTTGTTCGGTGCTTATGTATTGCGAATGAACCGCGCACTGTTGTTCGGCGCAATGATGGGCGCACGCACCTGCGCGCCGGCAATGGAGATCATCAGTGATACAGCTCGCAGTAACATCCCTGCGCTGGGCTATGCGGGCACCTACGCAATCGCCAACGTCCTGCTGACGCTGGCAGGGACAATCATCGTCATGGTATGGCCAGGATTAGGATAAAACTGAAGTTGCCCTGAAAATGAAATTTTTTTGCACAACCGCAGAACTTTTCCGCAGGGCATCAGTCTTAATTAATGCCACTGCTTTTCTTTGATGTCCCCATTTTGTGGAGCCCATCAACCCCGCCATTTCGGTTCAAGGTTGATGGGTNTTTTTGTTGCCTGAAATTCAATGCCTTTCATATCATTAACTTAACTCATCCCATCTTAGCCATTGGCGACAAAATGGCGGCAGCGCATTTGAAGCCACATTGTTACCTTCAAAGCCCAAACAATTATTGCATATCAGTCATACATATCTCATTTACAAAAACCTCCGAGATTTCAGTGCGTAACCTAAATTTCTTGGATGTACTAGCTTAAAAATGTTATTGATCTTAGTTGAGGTAAGAGATTGTTTTCATATGTTTTTAAACTAGGACGGCGCTATGTGCATTTATGATTTTGTAGCTAACGATGGAAATACGTATCAGATTGATCTTGATGACGAGTACATTGAGGTTCGGCTAAGCGGTGAAAAAGTGGGTAGTATTAGTCTGAATTTGATTCAAAATGATGATTATTCACCCGATTATTATTACATCACAGACCTTAGCCTCGAAAAGTGCAAAAGATTGGGTATAGGAAGAGAATGCTTACGGTTACATCAAAAAGAAATAAAGAGNCCAATCTGTGCTGCGGAAGAAAACTCGGTGAAAATGTCTGATGGAAGNCATCTTATTGGAGATGGAGTTCCTTTTATCGCTAAAATGCGTGATGAGGGAATCGTTGTCCCAAGTACATATCATTAATTTATCCCCTACTTTTAGCCCAGGGTGAACTGGGCTAGTTACCCACAAATTTTAAGCACTTCAGTAAACTAATTGTTCCTGCATACCTTTTGGATGAGGCGGCGCTGCGCTGATTTTTTGAGGACGGCATACTGAGCGCACAAAAGTCTCATGTGTCACGAACGTATGCCCGCACTCGATGTTAGTGCACTGGTTGTAGCGTTCTTTGGTTTCATTGGAAACCTGAAAGCTACTACGTGTATGCGCGGCCTGCCCGCACATTGGACAATTCATCATTTCGTTCAGCCCTCACTCATAACCAGTTCGCAATAATGATACATTATTGTTCTCAATTTGGAACTAATCATTCAATTTCGAACTCATCTATTTTCACTTCAAGCTCCATGCTGGTCGTAAATCCATTATCCGGGCTGACAGAATGCGTCAGGGTGGTAATNGTCCATTCTGCATCATCGATCGGCTGCTTAAACCCCGTCACCTTCACCGGCATTTCCGTATAGAGATCAGCCCGCCCCTCAGCGAGCTGCAGGGAAAATGAAGCGACCCCACGCTGCAGACGTTCCCATTGCATTTTTGCTGCGCGCTCTGCATTGCTCCGGTTGGCATAAGTGCGATTAAGTACCAGCACGTTTTCATCCGTACCCACCAGGTAATCGCCCTGCTTCGCTTCCTGCTCTTTCTTCTGCTTCTTAGTTCTGCGCGTCCGCTTCACCGTGGTGCTTTCTTTCTTCGCGGGTTCGCGGGTATGCAACCAGCTGGCAATTACGCCCGTGTAGGCTCCGCGATCTGCCAGGGTAAAGCGGTGACTGTCGCCGTCCTTACGTGTGATAGTGATAACCGGTAGTGGTTTACCGCTGGCGCTTTTGCCCTGTCCCTGCCGGATGAATAACAGATTGCCATTTTTCACCGACGCAATAGCACCGTACTGGCGCGCCAGCCGCATCAGAAAACTGCCGTCACTCTCATTGGTCTGGTCTATATGTTCCACGGGTTTATCTGACAGGTCTTTACCCAGTGCCATCTTCAGTTTGTGCCGCACAGCTATTTCCTTCACCACTTCCCCGACGGTGGTCTTGTGCCACGACTTTTCACGGCGGGTATTCAGCGTTTCACGAAAATCAGCACTTCGCGCCCGGATAGTCAGGCGGTCCGGTGCGCCAGTGTGTTCAATCTCGTCCACCGTGAATGCCCCTTTCGGGAAAAGCGGCTGCCCCTTCCAGCCCAGCGCCAGCGTAATGACCGCACCACGGCGCGGCAGCACGATTTTTCCATCGGCGTCGTCCAGCTCCAGATCAAGCTGGTCCGCTTCAAATCCCCGATTGTCCGTCAGCGTCAGACTCATCAGGCGGTTATCCAGCACAGTGGTGATATCCCTGNCCTCAATACTGATGCTGAATGCGGGAGTTTTGTTGCCTTTGTTAAGCAGTTCAGAGCTGAAATTCACGACAGAAGCCCTCCCACCGTTTTACTGATATCGCTTAAGGCAGATGTTGCCGTTCCCTGCAGATTATTCAGCTGCGCACTGAGATCACCGAACATATCGGACAGGGATTCATCCACCCGTTTGAGCGACAGGGTGAACTCAATCCGGCGCGGCATACCGTCGCGGAAAAACTCCGTTTTAGTCTGATTCAGTCCCTCAATCACATACATGCCGTAAATCGTGCCGCTGCCTTCAATCAGGGGCCATGCTTTCCCCTGTTCTGCCATCTGCTCCAGTGCCAGCAACGACAGCCTGCCGCCTGTTATCTCCGGCATAAGAACACCAGAAAGCGTCAGCATGTCGTTGTCCGGTCCCAGAAACTGCGTGGACGGACGTCGGTTTACCCGGCTGTTTGCCACATGTCGCCAGCTGCGTTGATACTGCAGTTCCTGATACGGCACGGTGCGCAGCATAAACACGTACAATCCCAACACCATCATCATGCGTCGTATCCCCCCTGATCGCTGTAGTTACTCCTGGCTTTTGNCTTCAGCCTGCGTTCACGCTCATCAAGCTGGCGGGCCACCTCCCGCGCAATATCCTGCGCACTTTGTCCTGGCTGCGTCTGGATGATGATCTGCGTCGGTGCCTCAATCCGGTATACGGGCTGCACAGCAGTTGCGCGACTCACCATTGCTTCACTGCCTTTCGCGGGAAGCGCCAAAGGATGCAACGGTGGAAGCTCTGCTGGCGCGGCAGCAACGCCCATCATTCCGGCGACAACCGCAGCCAGTGCAGCGGTATTTCTCCGGCTGGTCACGTTTGCCGGGCCGTTGACAATTTCAGGCCCGTTTTCACCGACAATGCCGAACTGCCCGCGCGGGATATACCCACCGCTGTCATACATCCCCACAAAGCCATATCCCCATGACGGAAAACCACCCGATGGCATCATCACTTTACCGTCTGCATTCACCGTCGCAGGTTGCTGGTGCGTCACGCTTTCCGGTAGTTTTGCTTTTGCGGCCTCTTTACTGACAATGCCGAGTTTTTCCAGCAGCCAGGAAACGCCGGATTTCAGGGAGTCCAGCGGATGCATGACCATATTCAGCCCTTCCGCCAGTGCCTCCCCGAATCGTCGCCCCATTGCCGCTGCGCTCTGCAGTTCGGCAGAGGTCGACTTAACGGGCGTCAGCAGATCAGTAAACCAGNCCCACAGAGCCTGCACTTTGTCACCAATCCACTGAAACACGGGCTTAAGTGGTTCGAACGCTGCACTGACGGGACCTGCCGCCGCTTTGAATCCTTCCACCACGCCACCAAGAAATGCGGTGATGGGTTGCCAGTATTTCCAGACAACCAGCGCCACGCCCGCCAGTGCAGTAACCACAAGACCTATCGGACTGAGCAGAGCGCCTAACAGTCCAGATATGGCATACANGGCAACGCGCAGCATCGCCAGCGGACCAGATGCCAGTACTCGCAGCACCGCGCCTGCGGCGGTCAGTCCACCGCGCAGTACCGCCAGAGGATTCATAAACATCACAGCAACAGCACGTAAACCGGATAATCCAGACCGCAATAGTGCAATCGGCGCACCTGCTACAGTTTTCAGGACATTTCCCGTCAGTGATGCCGTACGGCGCAAAGACGACAACGGCGCAGTAAGTAAACCCGCTGCATTACCCGATGAAGCAAGCCCGCGTCGCAGCAGTGCCAGTGGTGCGCCAGCCAGCCAGGACAACGCGTTGCTGGTTCGGGTTACTGCTGCCGTAACGGAAGGTAACGTTTTGATACCCAGCACAGAGAATCCCAGACGGATGACTGCCAGCGGCCCCAGCACTGCAGCCAGCGCCACCGCTAAGGTGCCGAGGCCCACGGTAACGGCAGCCACCACAGCGGCCACTTTCATCAGAGTGCCCGTCAGTTCCGGGTTAGCTTCCACCCAACGACGCGACGCTCCCGTGACGCTTTTCACCATGTACAGAATATCCATCAGCGGCTGGCGCAGCGTTTCGCCCAGGCTGCTGAAGGTGTTCTGCACTCCGGTTTTGACCAGCAACCACTGCGCAGAAAGTGAGTCCTTGTTAATGTCGGATTCTTTCTGCATGGAGCCGAGCGCATCATTGCCCGCTGTCAGTTTTAGCTGGCGCTGCAGTTCCGGCAGGTTGTTTGCCAGTTTCGCCGCGTCATCGCCAAACTCTTTACCAAACAACATGGTCATGGCAGACAGACGTTTATCCTGCGGCAGTGCGTTCACCTTCTCCAGTACGCGCTGGATAGTTCCCATCGCATCCTTCGTCATCTGCTTTTCAATCACTTCAGGATTGAGTTTCAGCAGATTCATTCCTTCAAAGAAACTCTTGCTTTGCATGGTGGCAATGGACAATTCACGCACCATCGCGTTTGCTGCACTGGCTGCAACCTCTGGCGCAGCGCCCAGTGTCAGAAAGGTGGAACCCAGCGCCGCCGCTTTACGATAATCCAGACGATCAGCCACACCACCCAGGCGTTGCATGACATCAATGATATCTGCCCCTTTCGACATGGCGTTATCATCCAGATAGTTCAGCGCATCACCGAGCTGTTCAATATTGCGGGTAGGGATTTTGTAGAGCTGGGCGATTTTCCCCAGACTTTCTGACAGTTCATCCGCTGGCAGCTCAAAGGCTGTTGCCGCCTTTGCTGCCGTACTGGCGAAGGCCAGCAGATCACGTTTCTGGTCTTCCCAGCTGTCGTCAGGGTTTGCGACGTTCATGCGCGCACCACCTTCAACCAGTGCAGCGAAGTCCACAGCACCGTTTTCCATCGGCAACTGTTCGCTGGCAGCCTTGATGGCATCCTGCATTTCATAAAAACGTGCAGTGCGGTTGCCATTATCGTCACGCAGACCATTGACCTGCTTTGCCACACCTTTCATGGCATCTTCTATGCTGGTATAGCTTTTTACTGCCGCCATCACTGGCGTCCCCATTGCCAGCCCTGCAGCCGTGGTAGTGGCTCCGGCTCCTGCAATACGATCGCGCACCTCCAGCGAACGGGCATAACTGGCACGCGCCGCATTCATCCTGCGCTGAGCTTCCCCCAGTCGCTTCAGCCGCGCCTCCTGTTTCGACAGTTCCTGGTTATAACGTGATGTTTCACGGGCTAAACGGGCAGTTGCTCCCGCATCATCTTTCGCAGAAATTCCCGCCCGGTACAGTTCTGCACGCACAAGCGCCGTTTGCTTCTGCAAATATTTTTGTTGTTCTTCCAGGCGTTGGACTGCCAGCGTTTGCCGACCTAAAGCCACAAGGTGCCGTTGTGATGGTTGTTCCATCGCCTCCAGCTCAGAGCTAAGCAAATTAGCCTTCTGTCTGGCATAGTTCAGCTTGTCGCCTAACTTCTTGTTATCGGCCTGCAGCTTGCGAAATTTTTCCAGGCTGTTACCCGCCTGATTGAGTTTCTTTAATGCGTCACGGGAGTTTCTGATTGCGCCAGCCAGCTCTTTCGAACTAGCCTGTGCAGCACGGAATGGGCGGGTGAGTTTGTCAACCGCATTAAGAATCACCTGCAGACGCAGGTTATTGTCACTCATGGCTGGCCCCGCTTCTCTGAATCGCTTTATACCGCCATTCCAGCACTTCGGTCAGCGGCATAACGTCAGTAACGGATGGCGGCCAGTGAAAGATGGTGGCGATATCAGCCACCAGATCGTCAACCGTCAGGCTGTCGGTAAACCGGCAAGCACCGACTTCTTCAACAAAAAAGTGACAACCTCAACCGACATGGCAGTGAGATCTGCCGGGTCCATCTCTGCAATTTCCTGTGCAGTCAGTGCCGGACTGGAAATGCGGGGGATCACGGTCATCATCGCGTTCACATCCATATCCATAATGGCCTGCAGGCGTGTGCCGCGCAGCGCACCGGACTGCGGTTTACGCAGCACAATTTCGGTGATTTCAGTTTTACCACGCATGATAGGGGTATCCAGTTGAATGGTCTTTTCAGTCTGCTTATCACTCATTTTTCTGTCCTGTAAATTGGGTTCTGGCGCGGCATTTCGCGCCGTTCAGATACATCAGAGGCCGAGGGCGTTGCGGTGCGCTTCCATCAGGTCCACACCGTCCACAATTTCCACCATGTTGATAAGGTCCACTTCATAGAGCACCTCACCATTGATGCTCAGCTTCGCGTAGCTGTTGGTACTGGTCACTTTGGTGGTGTTACTTTCGCCCGTCTTCCACTCGCCGGAATCCACTTCTTTGTGACGACCACGCACCACAAGCTCCACGGCCTGCACTTCCCCGGTATCGTCACGCTGGATAGAGCCGGTAAAGCGCAGCTGGATGCCATCCACAGTGGCTTTGCCCATCTGCTTAAACAGCAGCAGTTCAGTACCACCAATGGAAAATTCTGTATCCAGTGCACTGTCATCAAGCCCCAGATCCACATCAACTGCACCAGGCATTCCGCCGCCGCGATACTTCTCATATTTGCGGGTGAATTTCGGCAGCGTCAGCGACTCTACGATCCCCTGCCAGTTGTTCCCGTCGTTAAACAGGTTCAGATGTTTTAATTTGCGTGGTAAAGCCATGTTGTCCCCTTACGCGCTGACCTGGCTGGCGAAATTCACCAGGTACTGATCGGTGATACGCTGGCGCAGCATCAGATTTTCAAGTGGCGGCACTGGCGTGTAGTCATAGTCGATGGTGAGTTTTCCGGCTTTCAGCGTGTCTTTGTCGTTCACCGACTCATCCAGCCAGCAATCACCACCAATGAGATAGCCCTGACTGACCAGGCTGCGCATTTTGGCGCGGATACCTTCGATAATGTCGCGGGCCAACGACGGGTTCAGCGGTTTGTCCACCGCCCACATATGCGCTTCTGCCATTGTGTCCATAAGTACCTGCGCCGTGCGGGTGTAGTTTTCGAAGGCAAAGAGCGGATCATCGCTCAGACAGCGGGACCCCCAGAAGCGAAAACCATCCTTGCGCACAAGCGTGGTGACGTCGTTCTGGTTCAGCAGACCTGCATCGGTTGCCGGGTCCTGCAGATCCCAGAACACATCAGCAGAAATTCCGGTGACACCGTTCACGCCCACGTTGGACAGGCTTTTGTGCCATCCAGTCTGCTCATCAATTTTGGCGCGCAGACCGAGCGCACGGGCGGTGGCATATGCCGTTGCTTCGGCATTCAGCACCGTGTCCCAGCCAGTAAAGTCAGGCCAGATCAGCATCCCTTCGCGCTGGCTGAAGTTTTCGCGGTAAGTGATCGCCTCCTGCACTGTCTTGCAGCCATACGCTGACAGGTAAGCAAACCCACGCANGCTTTGCGCCACGCTCAGCAACTCAGTCGCAACGGCTTTGTTATCGTGACCTGGCACGCCGAGAATGCGCGGTTTAACGCCGAGCTGTGACTGGGCAGATAGCANGGCTTTCATGCCTGTTTTTTTTACCTTCAGCAGTCACAGCGCCGATGATATTGGTCGTGGTTTCGTCTTCCGTTTCACCCTGCGGCACACGCACAACAACGGTCACGGGTTTTGCCTGGTCAGCGATGGCATCCAGCGAACGGGCCAGAGTACCGGACTCACCCGCTTTACCGCTGGCAGTCAGCACATCAGTGATCAGCACGGGTTTATTAAGAGGAAACATTTTTGCATCGGCATCATCGCCCGTGCAGACCATACCCACGATGGCGGTGCTCACCGTGGTAATGGATCGGGTGCCTTCGTTGACTTCAACAACGCGCACCCCGTGGTGGTAATCCTGAGCCATAAGGCAGTCTCTCCGGTAGTAGAGGGGGTCTGCCTATGTTCTGGTTGATACGAGCAGGATGCACGTTATGTGGTTTGTATGAAAAATGGCACAACGGCGGATACAGGAATCCCCGCAGACGCGGGGATGTATTCAGACTTCTGGTGATAAAGGCCAGACTATATCCGGGGCATCACTTACATTAATATTTTCAAGTAACTCAAGATAATCCAGCATCGCATTAAATCTGGTTGTCTCCATTTCGTTCAGCCTGCCAAGCTGTAATTTTGATGGCCATTGTTTTTCATTAATCAGGTTGTTAGCCTCATTAATGCGCATCTGTTTCATCATTTCTGCCTGTTCCACCTGTTCCTCATGGGTCAATGGTGGACGTTCTTCCCAAGATGGCTGGTTATCAGTGCCTGCAACCATTTTGTACCCTTCCCGATAACCAAGATAAAACTCCTGATAGACTGCATCACTTACCTCAATACAGTCATCCGGCCACGCATCGAGAGCATCGTAATAATCAGATTTCAGTTCACTGTTATAAAATGCATTTCTTGATGGACTGTAAAAATAACTCATCAGACCCCCTCCGCAATAAACCCAATATTCCATCCACCGTTATCTCCGGTGATGCTCAGAGTAAAGCCAGTTGCAGTAATAGCTGTAATGGCGACACCCTCAACACTCCCACCGTGTGACGAACGGAAAACGGGGATCACGTACCAGCACTGACGGGCAAATGGTGTCGGAAAATTCACCTGATACTCTTTATTCACCACACCAGTTGCCCCGGAAAAATAACTGTTAAAAAACTGCTTCAGCACACCGCCAGTTATTCGGTGATAATTGCTGCCAAATGAAAATTCATCTTCACAAACACCCCGACGCCATAGTGTTGTATTGTCTTTAACCGTATCAGAGCCGCTGAAACGGTGATACATTTCCCCTGCTCCGGTGATGAAAATCTGCGCGCGTCTGTTCTTGTTATACGCAGCCTGAAAACCTGCACCATTCGATGGCACTTCATCTGCATTACCTGAATATGCAAGAAACTGTGAAACCTCACCCATTTCGTAGTTATTATTGCTACCGATTCCGTATGCTCCCTGTTGCAGAGCACTTTCAGCCTTATCAACCGTCGGTTTAAGTCCCAGATTCTGAATAAACAAAGTCGGGTCAGGAATATCAGCACCATTGCGGTCCTTTGCCAGTCTCGCGCTGGCGTTGTCCATCGCAATTTTTACCGCTTTCAATGTCGCCGCAACATTTTCTGACACGCTGTTTACATCGTTCCCCAGTTGCACCATTCCTTTAACACTCACTGATGCTTCTGGATAATGTGCACTGGTGAACACCTGATTCCACGGTGTTTCATCATCGGCAATTTTCGATAACATGCTGAATCGACAGTACATCTTGCCATCATTAGCGACATAAATCTGTGCACGTCGATTGTCGTTGTAACAGGCCTGGAAACCAGCACCATGTGTTGGCACTTCTGGATAGCCGACAGCTGTACCATAAGCAAAAAATTGCGATTTGGTTCCCATGGTTTTCAGATAAGCCAGGCCAATTCCATAATCTCCTGGCTGAATCGCTGATGCAGCTTTATCAACAGTCGTTTTCAATCCCAGATTCTGAACAAACAGTGCCGGATTGGGAATATCAGAACCATTGCGGTCTTTTGCCAGTCTGGCGCTGGCATTATCCATCGCTATTTTCACTGCTTTTGGCGTTGCAGCGACTGTTTCATCATTGCTTTCCACACCGCTATACAGACGTACAAATCCCTTTTCTGTCAAAGACGCAGAAGGATGGCGGCGCGATTGCTCATGAATTTCTATTTGTTGATCTACATAATGACGGGTTGCCAGCACGACAGCAGGGTCGATTTTCAGGGTGATATTGTCCGTGCTGCTGGTAATCAGCACCATGCGCACGGTCTGGGTGCGCCCGCTGCCTTCAGCCAGTTGCGGCTTATAGCTTTCCGGGCAGTTGCCCACGGCAATCAATGCCCCGGACTCATCAAACAGGCCCACTTCACGTATCCACCAACCGCCCTCGTTTTCAGGGATCACCTGTTCAGCAATAATCTGGCTGCTGTTCTGCGGGTCGATGTACAGCATATTCAGCGCAGCCCGGCGTTTCTCATTTACTAATGCTGTCTGCTTTGCGTCCGGCGTTGGCAATGTTCCGCCGCCATCGCCTACCGCCATATGGGTAATTTTTAAAGGCACACCGAGCGCGGCGGCGCTGGCAAGTTTCGCCGCGCCAATATCCGTCAGCAGAGTATAAAATTTTGTGCTCATGGATTCACTCTCATTGCGTCAATAACATGGACCGCCCCGCCTTCATGCGCGGTGCCGCCGGAAATAATTGTTTCGTTGATATACGGATAGATCGTGATTTCTTCGCCAAGATAGCTTGCAGCCCCCACCCAATATGGACCGCTGGTCTGCAGGTTGATGGACATGCCGATCATGTGGCGGCTACATGGTTTGGCATCGCTTATCAGTCGCTCAAGTTCCAGATAGGTATCTTCAGTGATGCCCTGGTCCTGCACGCCGATATCCAGACGAAACGTGCCCGGTGTTTCTCCGGTATGCCACCACTCAATAATGCGGATCAGAAAGCCGAACGGCTCCACCACCCGCCGCACGGCACTGGTGGTCCCTTTATGCTGATGAATATAAAAAGCATCCTTCACCACCTGGCGCTTGACGCTTTCTGTCCAGCTCTCGTCCCAGCGATCCACAGAGAACGCCCAGGCGAGATAAGGCAGGAAACTGACCGGACAGGTTGCCGGATTCCACAAGTCACGCAGCGGCACCTGCAGATCAGTAATCCCGCTGCAGGTTTGCGCCAGTCGGCGCTCCAGTGAAGTTGAACCCGGTGGCAGCAGACTATTCATCCGTTCCTCCGTTGGTTACGCTCCACTGCGTACATGATGCCGCCTGCGTTTTGTTCAGAACCACATCCGCCAGCGGAGAAGCCAGTTCCACACGTTGAACACCCTCAACATGCAGCGCGGCAAAAATGGCGCTACGGCGAATATCCCGACCAAGCCGCGTCTGACTGGCAATGTACCTCTGCAGGCTGGCTTTTGCCGCTGCCATTACCGGCTCTGCTTCCGGTCCCGGATAGAGAAAAATGGTGGCTTCCACGCGGTACGGGATGATTTCCGCGCTGCGAACCGTCAGACGGTCAGCCACCGGGCGGACATTCTCACTGTTCAGTGCTTTCTCCACCACATCCAGCAGGTCTTTTTCTGCTGTTCCGTCGCCTTCGCGGCCAAGGACTGTCAGCACCACCTCTGCAGGTGCCGGACTAGTTGCACTGGCATCCGCCACCCGACCGTCGGCGCTTCGGGCATGAAATTCATAAGCGGCAGTTGGTCCCGCAACTGAAAGCCCCTCAAAGGCTGCAGGCACACGCAGGCGTAACGCTTCATCGCTTTCCATCACTGCTGCAACGGGCGGCACAGCGTCATTATCAGCAGGCGTCACCGTCAGGCGTTTCACGTTGTAGTTGGCAGCGATCTGGTCAAGATCGCCGCCCATCGCGTAAGCCACCATTACCGCCTGCGCGGCTTCGTTAATGCGCTGGCGCAGAAGCAACTCACGGTAAGCGTTCTCCTGCAACAATTTGGTGACGGGTTCAGATTCCAGTTCCAGCGTGCGGATCACTGCTTCCTGCTCATCTTTCGGATGAAGCGCCACAAATTCTGCCTTGCGTTCGGCAAGCAGCGTCTCAAAGTCCGGCACATCCACAATCTGCGGCGCAGGCAACTGCGAAAGGTCAATCACTGCCATTCTCTGCTCCTGTTGATACGGAAAGGGAAACAGGCACACCGTTATTCCGCCGCCCGGTCAGCTCCACCACCATTGAACCGTCAAAATTGCTGTGGATGGTGATGGAATCCAGCGTCAGCCGTGGCTCCCAGCGACTCAGCGCCACATACACTGCCGACATGACCTGCAGGCGTAATGCCGGATTTTGTGGCTGGTCTATCAGTGCCGACAGCAGGGAACCATATTCACGACGGGCAATGCGACTACCCTGTGGTGTCAGCAGAATGTCCCGCACCGACTGGCGCAGATGGTCAATATCAGTAATGGCTTTGCCGCTGGTATTGTTCATCCCGCTATAAAGCGTCATACCGGACCTCCGGTTGTATCGCCGCCTTTCAGGACGCCAGTATGCTGATGCGCATCAACCACGATCCCGTTAGAACTCATCGCTCCGCCGCCCTGGGTAATGCCACCATTGATCACCACTTCGCTGTTAATGCGCGTGCGGTCAGCCTCCAGTACAAACTCACTGGTTTTCATGGTGATGTTGTCAGCGGCCTCAATGACCATTGATTTGATGCCCCTGACATACCAGCGCCCAGTGGCGGGTTCGTATTCAAACCAGCCACCGTCAGGATGTTCTGTCACGCAGGCGTCCGCCGACGTCGACGGTGGCGCGAACTGATTCGAATAGATGGCGGGTAACGCAAAGGCGGTTTCCAGATTGCCGCCCAGACTCAGCAGCACCACCTGCTCACCTTCCGATGGTCGCCACCATGTGCGAGCATTACCCGCGCGCAGCGTCAGCCAGTTAATCCAGTTGGTTTCAAGGTCGCCCGTTTTCACCCGACAAAGCCAGTTTTCCCGGTCCACTTCGGTGACTACACCTATGCGGATCAGATTGGTGATAAGGCGCATGATTTCGGTTAGTTGTGCGTTCATAGATATATGATGACAGCTGAAAACTTGTTTATAACTTCTTGCAAATTGTGGTATCGATGGTACAAATTGATAAAAGGATAAAAAACAACCAATAGGTGGATAAATGAGTGTTATGAATCCAATAAGTTCTAATATATTTAATGCTGAATTTTTAAACACCCCGGCAGCGGCACTTGCCGCATGGATTTCCATTATTGGAGCTGTTATAACTTTGGTGACGATAGTTATAAGAGCACTATTCAAATATAGAAAATCTCATGATGTAATTTTGAAAAAATCAGGAATACCTGCGTTTATATTAAATTTTTTTCTTATACGAATATCATTAAAAAGGCTGCCTACTATCACATGGGCTGAAAAATCAATCACGGTTCTCTTTTCACTTCTTTTTTTGTATGCAATTTATATTTTTGGTCCAGTTTTCATCCAAGCCATTAGAACCCCACCAAATAGCACATTGCTTTATTGGATAAAGTCCGGTGAATCATTTTATATGTCAAAAAAACTGGCGACTGCAGCTACAATATTAACCACTCCTGATTGGGAAATATCAAAGGATGATTGCGAAGAGTCATCCTCTGCCAGTACAGAGAAGTACAAATCATTAACTATCGAACATAAAGAAATTCTTTGTAAACTACTAACCACTGATGAAGGGAATGCTTACATTGATGAAGAAGTCAAGAATTTCGTTAAAGACAAATTCTTTATCTATTCCTTTGCCCCAACAACCATATTTATTCTATTATGGATTTCTTTGGGTTTTATACTGACCATTCACTATTCTAAAAAAGTTAGGAAATATATTCTGACTGAACAAAAAAATGCAATTCATTGGGCATATGGTGAATTCAAGACAGAAGGAATCTATTCAATATATCAAGAGTTAGAACGTAAGACTCACCATTAAGACCCAACAAACGACGCTCTGCGTAACGCACTTCCGGTCCTTTGCGGCTGACGCGATCGCGCAGGCCATAATGGTGAACGCGGGCAATGCGCTGCACCTTACTTTCAAACTGTACGCAGGCAGAGTCGGCGCTGGCGGCGGTTTTCAGGTATTTGGTGGTGCGCAGCTTTGCAAACATCTGACGTTTGATGCGGCCTTTTTTACTGCGCGCCGTGACCTTGCGCGGTTCATAACTGCTGCCATCTGGATTGCGCTGCATCCTGATATTCTGCTGCTGTGTCCGGCGAAGTTCCTGCGCCAGCTGGCGCATCATGCGGCTTCTGGCGGCTGGTTCCAGATTCGCCAGCAAGGCACTCAGCCGGTCGTCCACTTTCTGCAGTTCAGCCACATTTCACCGTCCACATTTCTTCAGGTTCATCAGGTTCCGCTATAGCTTCAACGCTCGACACACTACCGTCAGTGCTGACCAGCACACGCTCCGTCAGTTGCAGGTTCAGGCTGATATCACAGACATCGTTGCGCAGAATATCCACCTCAAAGGTGAATAGTTTTTCCCGTAACGCCGGGTTATTGATGGCATCGGGCTGGTTATCCCTCAGCCACAGCAAAACCGGGGCCATCAGCAGATTCTGGTCGCCGCTGAAATCCTCAATCACCGCGTTCAGGGTGTAACGGTACTCCCACGACATGGAGTTGGCCCCCGTGGCAACCAGCGAACCGTTATCCACAAACAGATGCAGTTTGTCCGGGTTATTGCGGACATAAGGCACCGCTTTATTGAGGGCGTGGCGCAGGGATTGTGGTTTGTTCACTGTTTCGCTCCTGACACGCAATAATCATGTCCACTTTGTCTGCACAGACCGCCCAGGCAGCCTCCGTTTCATCCAGCAATGCGTTCAGATCACCGTTAGTGCGCGGCGCGGCCTGATCCAGCCGACACGGCGTCACTCGCGGACAACCACTGACGGTAAGCTGCACCTCCGGTGAATACCGGACGTTTTCGCAGCCGGATAATGTCAGCAGGCAAAGGAGTATCAGCCCAGCGGCGTAAATCCTCGTTCTCACGTTTCAGTTCCTCAATCCGGTGTTGTCGTTGTCTCAGCAGTGCGCTGGTTTGTTCAGCTTCGGCGTAGAGCCGCGCCTGCTCCCGGTTGTTGGTTTCAGCCAGAATGGACAGACCGATCAGCTGGCTGTTTTTCTTCGTCAGTTCCTGCGCTTTACTTTTCAGCGCCGCGCGCTGCGTTTCGATGGTGTGGCTGGCGCTGTTAAGCCGCCACGACTGCCAGCCCAGCGCAACGAGTGCCAGCGCCACCACTACTGCCAGCGCACGCGTCATAGTCCAGCTCCTTTAAGGCACCAGGCCATCTCCCGCGCACGGCGGTTATCCAGNCCCTGATTAAAAACACCTTTCACATAAACCCAGCGCGGCAACTGTCGGCACGCATCCGCCCAGCGCCGCTGATTGAGCAATTTCACCAGCGTGGAACTGCAGGCATTGCCCGTACCCACGTTGAAGGCAAACGACACCGCAGCGTCATACACCTTCTGCGGCGGCTGTTGCTTCACACACCTTTCCAGCGCCCGCTCCACACGCAGCACGTTGGAGATCAGNCCTTCTGCTGCCTGTCGCTCCGTAATGTTTTTGCCGGGAATGACGCCCGACGTATTACCAATGCCGTCGGTCCAGACACCCGCGCTGCACTGATACGGCTGCAGACGACAACCTTCGTAATCGGCAATCAGTTTCAGCCCTTCCACGGAGGTGTGAAGCTGCTGAAAACCCGGCAGCGTGGCAGCAATAGCCAGCACGGCCCCGACAAGGCAGCGTTTAACGATTGATGGATTCATAGTCCTCCCGCGAGATCTGCCCGTCGCGCAGAAGCTGGTAGGCTTTGTGTTTGTAGTACCAGTTGATAGCCAGCATCAGCACACCAATCATCAGGCCGCCCAGCGTTGAGACATCCTTGATGGACAAATCGCCCAGCCAGGCCAGCACGACGGCGATGCAATACGTGATAAAGGCGCTGATTCGCTCAAGCGTCATAATTCAGTCCCATAGCTGGACGGTCTGCACGGTGGTGGTGGTCGGAATGTCCGGCAGCTCCACCTGCAGCCCGTGAGGTAAAAAGGGGCCATATTCGGCAAGCCCCGGATTTGCCTTCAGTACCTGCTCCGTGACACCCTGCGTGCGCCCGTAATGACGCCAGCAAAGCGCGTCCACCGTGTCATACTGATGCGCACGCACTTTCATCAGATAAGCTCCACTGTGCAGTGCGGCGCATCCTGCACCCGGCTGATGGCCCAGCGGGCGTCACGCCACAAATCACCGCTGGATTCCGCCAGTTCCTCGCCTCGCTTCACACCGGATGCCGTGGCGTCATAGTCCTGGTATCGTTCGTTGAGCATGGCGCGTGCCCAGCAGTAAACCGCGTTGAAATAGTGCTGAATGCGCTCACTTTTCCCGTCCAGCTGTTCTGCCGGAACCTCTGCCAGCGAGGCATACCCCAGCATCTGCTGACGTCTGCGAAACTCATACAGCTCTGCGTTGACCTCCGAAATTGCCGACAGCGCAACCTGCTTTAAACGCGGCTGCGTCACCGTGCCGTCAGTGCGCATCACGCTGCGAAACTCCGACAGGTCCACATCAGGCCAGAACGGTGTATTTCTGATGATTTCCGCCTGTTCCGGTGCCTGTTCTGGCGCAACAAACTTCATGCTGCTTTCTCCTGAAATAGAGGGCGGTGGACGGAGTTTTGATGTGGCTGTGCCTTTCGCCACCCCGTGCCGCCCGTGCGCGGGGGCACGTTCTGTCAGCGGCTGTCATTGCGCAGTCTGCGCTCCAGCTGCTGTTTGTCTTTTTTCACGCCACAGCGGGGATCGAGCTGCAACGCATGGTTGAGATGGTTAAGGGCGGAAGCCGGATTGCTTTCACTCAGGACAGCGCCAATCGCTTTATGCAGACGCGCCCGTGACTGGTCCGGCATATCCAGACCGTCTGTCAGCTCCAGCGTCTGCAGCAACAGATCGGCATCAAAGCCGGTGGCGGCAAGCATTGCGCTCTGCGCCGCGTCTGCCATTTCCTCTGCCAGCACGGTCTGCACATTGCGGTTACCCAGTGGCATCACCCAGCCATGACGCAGGGCATGACATCCGATCTCCAGCGCCCCGGCATAATCTCCGGCATCAATGCGCCACAGCATCACGTACATCAGCACGTCATCCTGTTGAGTGCCTCCGGCAGCCAGGACGCCCTCTGCCCAGGCGGCGTACTTCGGCAGCAGCTCCACCTTGATTTCCGCTTTTTTGACCGTGGACTGAACACCCTTGAGACGGCGGCGGTCTTCTGCCAGTTGCAGCAGCATCAGGTCATAGCCCGACGCGTGGCGAACACTGCCGCCCTCGCGGGCGGCCTGTTCAGCCTGAACGCGCAGGCGATGCTGCCGTGCGGGACTCAGGCTCATGGATTACGCTCCGGTTTCTGCTGCGGCGGCGCTGAAGTCGCCAATCTGGATGTTTTCCACAAGTGCGGCACAGCGGTAGTCCTCAACCACATAGGCTTCGTTAACGGATTCAAAGTTTTCAATCCGGTCACGTTTCGGGTTGTCGATAACTGAACGGCGACGGGTGTCTTCCTGCCAGTAGATGGACAGGTTATCCAGACGGGTGATCAGCAGTGCATTCGGCGGGAAGAACGGTGCACGCACGGCCTGCAAGCCACCCATGCGTTTCTGACTGATGATCATATCGGCAGCCAGTTTTTCACTGTTTTCCTGCTCTTTGTTAACCAGCGGGAAATACTTGTCAGACAGCAGTTCACGCCCGCAAATCACCACCAGGTCGTCATCGTCCTGGTAGACCACGTCGATAAGCTCATTGACGGCATCCATCACCACTGCGTCCAGGTTGGCATATTCGCCACCTTTCCCGACTTTCACCGCACCCGGTGTAGTTTCACCGCCCGTGGTGGAGCTGCCCATGACGTGATCCGGTGCATCCTCACGGATTTTCTGCAGCCAGCCTTTATTCACATCCTGCAGTAGCGGGTTTTCGCTACGGTTGGAGGTTTTCGCACGCTTCACGCCGTTAAAGCCGATCATGATGCGGTCCAGTGCCTGACGTTTCACGATGGCGTCACGGATACGCACCTGAAAATCCTGAAACTTCGCCCACAGGTCCAGCTTCGCGTAGGTCAGTACCGTGTCAAAGTTGGTCTGCTCGCATTTATATTCCACATCGACCATCAGCGTCGGATCGACAGGTTCACGCTCTTTCGCGGTGGTATCAGTGGTTCCGGCAATGGTGCTGCCAACTCCCAACCCCAGCAGCTGACCGGACTGCTCAGTCACTGGCGTGACGTTAATCAGCGTCAGGAAAGCGGCGGACTGCTGGATCTGGTCTTCCAATGTCTGCTGCACGGACGGCTCTACGGTGAACTTGCTGGACAGTTCTTCAACTGCCACACCGTTCAGACGCGCCAGTTGCTGCAGGTAAGCGTTAAAAGCAAAGCGGGTATTCTTCTTCATCAGGTTTTGTGCTCCATCAGCAATTGGTCAGAGTGTCAGCGGGGGCGTTACCGCCTGTTGCACGCTGGCGGTAGTCCTGGCGGCTGTCTTCATGGCTCAGCTTGTCCACCAGTTCGTTAAAGGCGGTCTGCTGTGCCTGCAGGACAGTCTCCAGCTCAGACAGGCGTTCTTCCTGCTCAGACAGGGATTTTTCGGTGCGCGCACTCAGGTTCTGCTGCTCAGTGGCGACCAGTTCCACGGCCTTACGCACATCAGAGAACCGGGCGTCATCGGACTGCTCTTTTTTGGTGAACAGCGCCGTGACACGGGCAAACAGGGACGGTTTGTCATCCTGGATTTCTTCCAGTTCGATCACCGTTTCCTCTGCAGCGGTAAAAAGATTGGCGGGATTCTGCTTGCGGTTTGCCAGCGGGTTATGGGCTGCACTGGCGCTGAATGTCAGCATTTCAGTGNCCAGACTGGCAGGGTCATCAGTGGCAGCCAGGCCGACCAGGTAGGCTTTGCCCGTATCAGCAAACTTCGGGCTGACTTCCATAGAGGTGAATAATTTCTGGCCTTTTTTCACCAGTTCCACCAGGGACTCCGTTGGCTCAACGTCGGCATACAGCGCCATCTTGCCTGCCAGCGGACCTTCCGTGATTTCTTCAGCAAACAGCGCAGTCACCTTGCCGTAGCGGTTAAAGGTGCTGTCCGGCAGATAAGACTTGATGTGCTCAAGGTTAATCAGCGCGGTATACACCGCCGGGTTGTAGCTGGCTGCCATCTGTTCCAGCCATTCACGCTGGATTTCGCGTCCGTCGGTGGTGGCACCTTCCACCCCGATGCGAAAACGCTTTGCTTTCACTGTCATGAGCCGTGCTCCGTTAGAAAAAACTTACTGGAGCCTTATGGTTGCGGTGATGGGGGCAGTGAAACAATGCGCGGTATTTGTACCGACAACCACACAAACCGCAGGCGGGGAAAGCCGTCATTCAAGGCTGTAGGTTTGTGCCATGAACACCACACTGACACCCGCAGATCTCGATCCCCGTCGGCAGGCCATGCTGCTGTACTTTCAGGGATACCGCGTCGCCCGCATTGCTGAAATGCTGGGCGAGAAAGTTGCAACCGTTCACAGCTGGAAAAAACGCGACAAGTGGGGTGACTATGGGCCGCTGGATCAGATGCAGCTCACCACCGCCGCACGCTACTGCCAGCTCATTATGAAGGAGCACAAAGAAGGGAAAGATTTCAAAGAAATTGACCTGCTGGCACGCCAGTCTGAGCGCCACGCGCGGATCGGCAAGTTTAACAATGGCGGCAACGAAGCCGACTTAAACCCAAACGTTGCCAACCGCAACAAAGGCCCACGTCGTCAGCCGGAAAAGAATGTTTTCACCGATGAACAGATTGAGAAACTGGAAGAAATCTTCCATTCCTCTATGTTCAACTACCAGCGCCACTGGTGGGAAGCCGGAAAAACCAACCGCATCCGCAACCTGCTGAAGTCACGCCAGATCGGCGCGACCTTTTACTTTGCCCGTGAAGCCCTGATTGACGCCCTGCTGACCGGACGTAACCAGATTTTCCTTTCTGCCAGCAAGGCTCAGGCCCACGTCTTTAAACAGTACATCATCGACTTTGCCAAAGAAGTGGAGGTGGAGCTGAAAGGCGATCCGATGGTGCTTCCTAACGGGGCCACGCTTTACTTCCTCGGCACCAATGCCCGCACGGCCCAGAGTTACCACGGCAACCTGTATCTGGATGAATATTTCTGGATACCGAAATTCCAGGAGCTGCGCAAAGTGGCCTCCGGTATGGCTATTCACAAAAAATGGCGACAAACCTATTTTTCCACGCCATCCAGTCTGACACACAGTGCTTATCCGTTCTGGTCCGGTGTGCTGTTCAACCGTGGGCGCAACAAAGCCGATAAGGTGGACATCGACCTGTCCCACAGCAATCTGGCCCCCGGCCTGCTGTGCGCAGACGGGCAATACCGCCAGATAGTCACCGTGGAAGATGCGGTGCGCGGCGGCTGTAACCTGTTCGACCTCGACCAGCTACGCATGGAGTACAGCCCGGACGAATACCAGAACCTGCTGATGTGCGAGTTTGTGGACGATCTCGCGTCCGTGTTTCCGCTCAGCGAGCTGCAGGCGTGCATGGTGGACAGTTGGGAAGTCTGGACCGACTTTCATGCACTGGCGCTGCGCCCGTTTGGCTGGCGCGAAGTGTGGATCGGTTATGACCCGGCAAAAGGTACGCAAAACGGCGACAGCGCTGGATGCGTGGTGATGGCACCGCCAGCCGTGCCGGGTGGTAAGTTCCGCATTCTTGAGCGTCACCAGTGGCGCGGGATGGACTTCCGCGCTCAAGCTGACGCCATCAAAAAACTTACCGAACAGTACAACGTGACTTATATCGGTATCGACTCAACCGGCGTTGGTCACGGGGTTTACGAGAACGTGAAAGCGTTCTTTCCTGCCGTCCGGGAGTTTGTCTACAACCCCAACGTTAAAAACGCCTGGTACTCAAGGCCTACGACATTATCAGCCACCGCCGTCTGGAGTTTGACGCCGGGCACACCGACATTGCGCAGTCATTCATGGCAATCCGTCGCGCAACCACCGCCAGTGGCAACCGCCCAACCTATGAAGCCAGCCGCAGCGAAGAAGCCAGCCACGCCGATCTGGCCTGGGCAACAATGCACGCACTGTTTAACGAACCACTGCAGGGCGAGTCCGCCAATACCAGTAATATTGTGGAGATTTTTTGATGGGAAAGAGTAAGAAGAACCGCGCTGCGTCGACGAACCAGATCCAGCATAAAAGTCAAACTACAGCCGAAGCATTCAGCTTCGGTGATCCCGTTCCTGTTCTGGACCGCCGCGAACTACTGGACTATGTGGAATGCGTACAGACAGATCGCTGGTATGAGCCGCCAGTAAGCTTTGACGGACTGGCGCGCACCTTCCGCGCCGCCGTGCATCACAGTTCACCAATTGCGGTGAAATGCAACATTCTGACCAGTACCTACATCCCCCACCCGCTGCTCAGCCAGCAGGCTTTTTCACGTTTTGTGCAGGACTATCTGGTATTTGGTAACGCCTACCTGGAGAAACGCACGAACCGCTTCGGTGAAGTTATCGCCCTTGAGCCTGCTCTGGCAAAATACACCCGACGCGGGTTAGACCTGGATACCTACTGGTTTGTGCAATACGGTATGACAACCCAGCCGTATCAGTTCACGAAAGGCAGCATTTTTCATCTGATGGAACCGGACATTAACCAGGAGATCTACGGCCTGCCCGGCTATCTTTCTGCCATTCCGTCCGCCCTGCTCAATGAGTCCGCCACGCTGTTCCGACGCAAATATTACATCAACGGCAGCCATGCAGGCTTCATCATGTATATGACCGATGCCGCGCAGAATCAGGAGGATGTGAACAATCTCCGCAACGCGATGAAAAGTGCCAAAGGTCCTGGTAACTTCCGCAACCTGTTTATGTACTCGCCTAATGGCAAAAAAGACGGGCTTCAGATCATCCCGTTGTCAGAAGTCGCAGCGAAGGATGAATTTCTGAACATCAAGAACGTGAGCCGGGACGATATGATGGCGGCGCATCGTGTACCGCCACAGATGATGGGGATTATGCCGAATAATGTTGGGGGATTTGGGGATGTGGAGAAATCGGCTAAAGTATTTGTGCGAAATGAGTTATTGCCGTTGCAAAAACGATTAATAGAAATTAACTCGTGGGTAAATATGGAAATTATAAAATATACCGCATACAAATTATAACCTTCAAAAGGATTGGCATAACACCAATCCTTTCATCATATAGATACGCTACCAATTCATGCTTTCTTTTAATTCAGTTCGCGCATTTTCAACAAGTTGTACCAACTCTTTAAGACTATCAGTTAACACTTGATGACTACCTTTATTTGTTCTATATGTTAACATATTTACATTTAATGTTTTTTCAATAACAGGAACCATATCTCTATGAATACTTTTATCAGCCATAACCATATAATGTGGTTTAACAGCATTGTGCTTGAAAAAAGCATCTTCCAAAAGAAGCCTTATATCGGGGTCATTAGCCCCACAACCTATAAATAGAAATGTATGCGTTAAACCCAAGGCATTAAGAATCTCGTAAAAATCTCTGTACTGTGATCTTGCCTTTGCATAATCACTTCTTGAAAAAATCAAGTTTGACGTATTATCAATTGTGCCGTGAATTTTCAGAATAACACGACCACTATCCTTTATTGCACTTGCAATATCACTATCAAAATAATTTTTGACACTTACCGTGCCTTCTGTTTCTTTACTAACATATGTTTCATATATTTTATCAAAATTAGGCGTTACAACAATCCTGCAATCTAATTTAAAAAGAAACTCATGTATATCTGCTTTAGCATAATGTGGATTCAAGAATGCATTTTTTGCAATTTCATCGAACCTCCCTTTAGGAAGCTTTGCCTTAATTAATTCACAAGCAGTCAAATAATCTTCGTTTTTAATCAATCGTTTAATTTGTAGCGATGACCCAGAACTGAGTTCTGGTAAACATCCTTCAAGAAATTGTTTCCAACTTGGAGGCCGTGAATTACCTTTACCAACACTGTTCATTGAGACGCCTGCCCCCAGAAATAAAATACATTTCCGTCTCGCTAAATCGGAGACTAAGCTTTTATCCCAATTAATCATGACTCACTCGCAGCAACATTATCAAGGATACGGGAACAAATACTTTCAAAAAGCTTCTTAGCATCGTTTACTTTTGAAAAGTGCGATCCTACTACCCCATCTTTATTTTTAAGATTAAAAATTGGAGCATTTGCTAATTGAGACAATGGAATTAAGCTATTCATATTCTCAATTTGCCCTAAATCAAAATTCATATCTTGTTTTTTTGCGTAATTATTGATTATTTCTGCTTTCATTGCCTTAGGAATTTTAAGTGCAATTTTTTCATACGCATTAACTTTTACTTTCTCTCCCTTACTGTTTTCCCTTTATATTGTTGCATCGCATACCCAAGAAACTTCAGTCTGCACTGTAAAGATGAGCCATCGATGATAAAATCTTCACCTTCATTTTTAGTATAGTTTTTCAGGCCATCAGATACACCTTCCATCCAGGCCTTTAGCGAAAGGTTAATATTATTAAGAGCTAAAAGACTAAACATATCAACAGACATTGGAATAATGAAATAGTCACATGATATTATTATTGCTCTATTCAATGCACCTAATGAAGGGCCTACATCATATAAAATAAAATCATAGTCTTTATACATGGAGGACAGATGTGAAAAAACAAATGTTGTTTGTATACCTCGAGGTTTCCCTGCCACAGCGGGGTCCCAATCAGATGCTAAAAAATCCTCACTCAACGCTAACTTGGGATCCCCAGGAATCAAGTCAAAACCAAACCTATCAGNTTTTATTGGAACTACACGAGTAGTTGCATATCCTTTTGCCCTCCGAACTGGGGTTAAGAAATTTTCAATTGTATTTCTCTTATCAGAACCATAAAGTTCATCAAGTTTTTTCTCTCCCAAACAATAAGATGTTGTGTTGCACTGAGGATCGGCGTCAATAACCAACACNTTTTTTGTGCATCTCAAGACTAAGATAAGCACCAACATTACACAACAATGTAGTTTTGCCAACGCCACCTTTATTATTGAAAAAAACTATACTGTTCATCTATAACATTGCTCATTTTATCACTCAAATTTCCTGAGATTTATACATAAGATTAATCGCAATGTCCAATCAGCTTTAACATTAATTAACACCTCTTTTAAGATTAAAATTTTGTTAAGAAATGCACTCTAGCCCCATGGCGCGCGCTCGTATCCCCGCCACGCCTGCCCGCTTTATGCAGTGGTTTTCATGCACATGCATGACATGAGCAAAAGCCCGCCAGTTCTGGCGAATCTGAGCAAAGACGATCCTCAATCGATCATGCGATTTCATGCAGCATAGTCATGCACTGTCAAGGAAGTGAAAATCCGTATCTGAATGGCCACTTGAAAAACGGATCATACGGGTTTACAAAGATGAATGTTCGCTGTGAACGGGAAGCGGAAGTTAACTTTCAGATAACATAATCCATATGCACGAGAACCTCTAAAATAGAATGGGACACCTAAGCGGGGTACTTACAACTATTCTTTCCATATTCACAGTTAACACTCTGTTTGGCGTATTTTTATTCAAATAGCAAACACCAATAAAAGGAGTTTCCATGAACAATATTCCCCCTATACCACAGTTAGGAATTTATGTCTCAAAAATCGATCCCACCCTACGTATCACTGTAACCGATGTTGATATTGTTGATGGTGAGGATGATTCTCCTGATGATGAATTGTTTTATTTAGTCCACTGGATCGAGGGGGAAGATGAAAGTGATATGACAGCAATGGGATTTGAGCTAGACCCAGTAGAGTGGCAGGCTTTCGTTGAATCTGAGCAATTAGTGTTTGAGCGTGATCCGTACATGGATTCAATCCCCGAAAATTCAAACTTGGCAAAGATTCGGGATTTTCTCATGAAGACTAAACAGAATGATCATTCGTAAGTGTAAGCATCCATCAGGAAAATGGTTTTGTAAGTGAATCATCAACTTTTAGAGAGTCTCAGACACTCCCACTTCTGCTTCTGACACAAAGCGGACGATCACTTATCAAAATAACCGCCCACCTTACGCCTTATTTCACTCATTGCCCAAACTAGCCCCCATCAGAATGAATCCTCCTGGGGGCAACGTTTCTTAATGCAGCCAGCTGTCGTCCTCCCACACCTTCTGCATAATTTTCATCACTTGTTTTCTTTCTTCATCCAGTTGCAGTCCGGTTAGTTCCACACCGTTAGAGCTACCTTTGCGAATGCGAATTACCGTTTTGGGATACAGGGGGCGCAGATTGCGGTAAAGCTCGGATTCAAGGGCGTCCAGGGTAGACTGGCTAATCTTCTGCTCTTTATCGATCATTATTTCAATGCGCATAAAAGTCACCTCAGCTGATGACATCCATTGAGCGGTTGTATTCGTGGCTTCTGATTTTTGCCATGAGTTCATCAGTCAATTCAGAAACCCACTGCAGAGCCAGCCCCTTCTCTTCATCACTACACTCACTAGCCGCTACAAGCTTAAGAAAAAAATCAATGCGCTGGAGCTTCAAAGACTCCAAAAAATAGTCCTGCATCTTTCCTCCTATGACACCAAAACAATACTGTATACATAACCACTGTTTATATTTACAGTATATAATAATCTTACTGATGTAAAACGTTTTTTTACGTTCATCGGCCTGATATGCCTGGTATTATTAAGAGCACGAATTGTTAACCCGCGTAATTAATACAGGTTCCGCCACTTATCATCTTCCTTCAGACGTTGGTTCCGATAGAAGATACGCAGGCCTGCTCCTGACGGAATACTGCCGCCGCGAAGGAGCAAATCGACTTCTTTCTCGCTGCCATCAAATCCCCTGGACTTCAGTTCATAGACGAGCTGCTGTCGCTGATGGTCTGTAATTCGCTGTTTGTAGTCTTTACGCCGTTTCGGTTTCACCTGGCGTAACCTTGCAGCCAGTTCCCGGCGCTCTTTTTTGCTCATACTGTGCAGGTAATCGTGCAACTCCTTGTCATTCATACGGGTAATATCCGTTCTGGAGTCCCCATCAGCTGATTTGTCTTTCCCTTGTTGGTTCAAATTTTCAGCAAGGGGACAGTTATTGCCACGAGTCCAAGGGGCGCAAGCGCCCTGGTCGGCTGCCGCCTCCTGAACGTCAACGGCCTTACGAACCATTTTCCACTTCACTGCATGAGTGCAGATCTTGCCCTCTGCAATGGGTGACCAGATGCCATAAATACGAATGCCGTGATCGCCATAGGCGGTCGGCTCTTCGTTGATTTCATAAGCGGTTCTGATCAGGTGATATTTGCGGGGAACCAGTACGCCGCCCTGCTTCATGATGTAGGTGGCAAAACAACCAGCATCAGCAGCAGCCAGGATTGCATCAAGGCGCGGGTTATCCAGTACCGGCGCACCTGCTTTTTTGTCCCCCTGTTGCCTTGCCGCCTGACCAGCCAGCAATCGCAGTTCACGGTAAGCCTGACGCCCCGGAATGCCAAAGAAGCGGAATTGCTGAACACGATGCAGAGACGCCCAGGCATTAACGTATTCAGCATTATCACGCAGGGATTTCCCCGTTTCCTTGCTGATCTCGCCAGCCAGACCACGCCCGTCAATGTTCTTACTGATGTATTTCGCGATGTAGCTTGTTGGCGTACCTTTGCGCGGGTTAATCAACTCAGACTTAAAGCGCGGCCCCGTGTTATTGCCCAGCTCCTCGCGGTCTTCACGGATAGCAAACTTACGCAACAATGCAGTAATGGCGCGGCGGTCTTTTTTGCGCATGAAACACAACAGGTGCCAGTGAACTGTGCCGTCGTGATGCGGCTCAGCCACCCGCACGCCATACCAGCGCAACCCGGCTTTGTGCATCGCCTTACGAAATGCAGCAAACATACCGACCAGATAATCGCTGCTTTGTCTTACCGTCGCGTTTTTCCAGGTCGGGTTGGGTCTGCCGTTATTGCGCGTGGAATGGAAACGTGACGGACAGGTAATGGTGTAGAAAACGGCGTAGTCACCGCGCATTTCCGCGATAAGCTCCAGACCTTTAACACAGGCCATCATCTCATTGCGGCGATGCGCCGGGTTGCTGCAGCTGGCGTTTACCACATCTTCCATATCCAGCACGTCTCCGTCTTCGTTCACCAGTTCATGAGAACGGAAAAACTCCAGCGACTTACGGCGCTGCTCACGTTTATGCATCACAGCTTCATAGCTGACATAGGGAGATGCTTTTTTGCTGACCAGGCAGACAGCACGCAACTGCTCTTCCCGCCATTCGCAACGCATCTTCCACAATTTCCGATACCACCAGTCGGCGCACAGCATACGCGCCAGCGAGCCCGGAATGAGTTCATAGGCACTGGTTTACGGCGGTTTCTTTTCCGACGGAGTTGCTCAAACGCAGGCGGGATGACATCCAAACGTAGGGTTTCCGCTGCCACCTTTTCCCATGTCTTGCGGATTTCTTCTGGCTTAACATCATCGGTGGCGTACAAATCACCACAAGCGGCATCAAGACACATGCTCATATGCGCAGCGACAAGGGTAGACAGGCGTTTCACCTGATCCTGACTCATTTCAGGCAGGATCAGCAGGCCGTCCAGCCCTTCATGGCTTGCCATAAAGCGAAAAGAAGTGGATAGCTGACTGTCGCGTACATGCTCCAGTCGTTCCAGACATGGCTTAATCGTCTCACGCAAATAGCGGGAATAAGCCTTTGGCCTGCCCAGGCTGCTGAAGTATTCAATACGTTGCATCAGCGGCTTGCTGATATGGGAAGGCTGGGCGTTGACGTCAGCCAGAATGACCATGTCTGGATTAAAACGCTGCTGCTCATGCGCCAGCTTTGCCCGGCTAATGAGCTTATCCTGCTCCATTTCGCGCTGGACAGGATCACGGGATTCATTAAAGAAATAACGCTCCCAGACCTGCTCACTCAGTGCCTCGCGGCGCAGTTGTTCCTGCTCGTTATCGGCAGCATACAGAGTGATCAGGTTTGAAAGTGCAGACTCCGGCGCAACTTCCGCCGGGTCCAGATAAGGGTTAATGGCCTTTTTCGGGCCGTTCCATGAAAATGATGCAGCGGCCTCGTTAAAGCCGCTAGAGTTGCTCATATCGTCATGACTCATACACGCACCTCGTACACAGCAGAACTATCCACGCCACGCGAAGGATCAAATCCCACCCAGCAGCGCGCCCCGGAAACAGCAATGATTTCTGTTGCAGATTTACTATCACCAGCTGCCACACCGATGCTGCGTTTTGCCTTGATGTAGTGGTGAGTAAAATTGCGATACAGCGAACGGATCAGGGATGTGTCACTGTTAGAAACAATGACGGGATGTCCTTCTGATGACCGATGTTCAAGAACGGATGCCAGGTGATACTGGTCATCTTCAGTGAAGCCGTCAGTGTGATAACCGGAAAACGTACCGTCATAAGGCGGATCGCAATACACCACATCCCCCACCTGCAGCATCGCCAGCGTTTCATCAAAGCTGGCGCAGATAAACGTTGCTCGCTGGGCTTTCTCTGCAAATGCGCGAATTTCTATTTCAGGGAAATACGGATTTTTATAATTACCGTAGGGAATGTTGAAATGCCCGCTCTTGTTATAGCGACATAACCCACGGTAACCGTGACGATTGAGATACAGGAAATATACCGCTTTCATGAAATCAGTAATTTCAGTTGAGTAATTAAACTCCTGCCTTATGTTGTAATAAGCCACCTCCCTGTTTGCGATCTCAAATAAAACTTTGGCGCGAGATATAAACGATTCACAATCAGCGGCAACCTTTTTATAGAAGTTGATTAAATCAGGATTAATATCCGCAACCAGATAGCACGGATAATCCGTCTCCATCATCACAGCACAGGAACCCGCGAAAGGTTCAACCAGTCGCGGACCAGCAGGAAGATGTTTTTTCAGTTCGGACATTACGGCGGTTTTATTTCCCGCCCATTTCAGGATGGTGCTCATACAGCACCTCCGTTGTAATGTTTGCCTTTCAGCTCTGCGATTTCCTGACAGGTAATGCAAAGCTGCACACCTGGAATGGCGCGGCGGCGTGCTGGCGGAATTGGCGCTTCACACTCAATGCAAAGCACGCGGGACACGCCCGGCGTTTTGGCACGGGCAGCACGGATATGGCGCTGGCGTTCTTCTTCAACGCGCTGCTGTACAAGATCCATTGCATCAGCCATTAGTGGATCTCCTGCGCTTCGTTCTGGATTGCTTCAGCAGTTACACGCAGTAGTTCTGCTGCTTCGACGTGGTTTAGCTGGCGGGATGTGATATGACACGCCAGGCTATCAAGGCGAGCTGCCATTGCTTCAGCCCTTGCCCGGCGTTCTTCCAGACGAGCCTCTGTCAGTAAAATATTAAGCCCTGCATCATCCGGTCCGGTTTTAGTCGTGAGGGTTTCAATATTACGCATAATCAATTCTCCTGAATTTAGATAAAGGGATACCCGGCGGGTTTACGCCATTAATTTCATTAGTTGGTTAATTCGGCATGGTTAGCCGTCTGGGAAATAAGCTCACCACTGCACGAAAATGATTCATTGCTTTAATCAACTCCCGCTTTTCGTCAGTGGTCAGCTCATTAATGCTGATGCTATGACGTTCAGCTGGAATTTTTGCCATAAAGAATATAGCAGCCAGTGCCCGTTTATTTTGTTCGTTATTGATATCCCGTGGATCACGCATATCTTTAATAAACCGCTCAAGCTCTGACTCAATATTCAGGCCAAATACTTTCGCCCTTAACTCCGCAATATGGTTAAGTCCATTCAGGCGTTCACCGGGGCTTAATGGAACAGTCGCCGCAGCGCCTTCAATAGCCATTTGTTCCCCCGTTTTTTCGTAGATAGTTCTGCCAGCAATTCATCTTGTGAACTGCACGGATGCCAGCGTTTACCATCCTCCCCCATGATCCAGCCGTGACCGTAGTGCATTGCCGGGCTTTGTTTTACCAGCAGCGATGCAAATGATGGTTCTTTCGTCAGCATAAGCACCTCACAGCAAACCGAATGAGGCACCGAGGCCAGTCACGGTATCAACTGCACTCGCCATCGCAGGATTAGCCTGTAAACGGGCCTGCAATGAAACAGCAGCCAGCGCCATCAGTCGTGTAACAGAGTTAATGCTGCTGATCGCATCACGACGGCCTGCACTGGTTTTTACATCGCCAGAAACCGCACCTGCTGCGACACGCCCTATCTCTGCAGTTGCACTCATAACGTAATGCGGCAGTTTCTCTTTCGCTACCTCATTAATCGGAACACATGGCAGACAATGAATCTGTGCCAGAAAACCATCTACCAGCGTTGAATCTTCAGTCAGATCGGTAAGCAGCCAGATTTCTGGTGCGGTTAATAAATGAGGTTGAGCTGGGTTCAGCTTGTTCCGCAGAATCTGTACATTTATGCCTGCACGTTCTGCCAGTTGCACCAGGTTGTGGCGCAGTGCAAATGCACGACAGGCTTCATCAAAATGTGGATGTTTGGAAACTTTATAATCAAACATAGTTTTCAACTCCGAACTTATCGCAAAATCGAACTCACCGTCTTATTGCGAAAGTAGACGGTTATTAAGCAGACAAAGCATCAACTGTCAGAGCAACCAGGTTAATCATTACCTTTTCACGTTTTTTGTCTTTTCGAAGACGATGACGAGGTAGTCGGCCATCAGNCAACATATCGTTAATCGTATCAATAGAAAGGCCTGTCAGTTCGCTATAACGTTCGATCGTGACATGTGGTGTATTCAGAGTAATTGAAATGTTAGGTGTCATAAGGCAACATTCCTTATAGATATGGCTTGTGGCGAGCCGTAGTTTGTCGTGATTAGTAGTGAAGGCTCCAAAAGAACACTTCTGGTTCAACTTTAAGATCGCTTTTGGAATCTGTCAACGAATTTTGGATTTCCTTGGAGGACTCATGGATTTCAGCAGCGGTGGTAAGAAAGTCATTGAACGTCTAGTTGAGGCGTACGGGTTCTCTACGAGACAAGCTCTTTGCGATCATTTGGGAGTATCCAAGAGCACCATGGCTACACGTTACATGCGAGACATCTTCCCTGCAGATTGGGTTTTGCAATGTGCTATTGAAACTGGTTATCCACTAGAATGGCTGGCATTCGGTATAGGGGACAAAAAACCCTCAAATATAAATGCACAAATTTTGGTACCAAAGAAAAAATTAATTTCAGGAACGTTAATTGAAGATGGAGCATATATTTTTGATAAAACATTCTTACCTGAAAAAATATGTAATCCGTTCATCATTCAAGATCTGGATAACGAATACATATGTAGCTCTGAATATAATGACATAAGCGATGGATTGTGGCTAATAGGCATAGACGAAAAAATTTCGGTCCGAACCCTGACCCGCTTACCTAATAACAGGTTATATGTTGAAGGAGGAAATCGTGGCTTTGAGTGTTCCAGAGATGAAATACAGGTTATTGGAATTGTGTGGTGCTGCATACTAAGAAGAGCAGAAAAATTTTAGTACTCAATATATTAAATAACTGGAGTTCTAAATGCCTATTGAATATACGTTTGATTATCGTGATGAGTTCCTTCGTAAGCCTATTGCTGAAAAATTAATAGCTCTACTGAACTCTGATATTAACTTATCTCCGCTGGTTATAGATGGCGGATGGGGCACGGGAAAAACAGAGTTTTGCAAAAAAGTTGCAAATCTAATTGAAAACAATAATCAAAAACATAAAGTAGTTTACATTGATGCTTTCGCTGAAGATCATAATGATGCCCCCATTTTGACGTTAATGGCAGGTGTTGCTGCACTTTTGCCCGAAGACAAACGAAAAGAGTTGATAAGCAAAACACTACCAGCAATACGTTTTGGTTTGAAAACCATTTTCAAAGCTGGCACTGGATGGGTGTTAAAACAAAATGCAGATGACATTGTTGATGGCTTCGAAGATGCTATCAAAGAAGCCACTTCGAGTGCAATCGACAGTACAATTGAAACATTATTAGACGATCATATAGAAGCACAGAAAAACATCGAGACATTGAGAAATACAATTTCGCAACTTACAGAGAAATTTAAAATAACGATTATTATAGACGAACTGGACAGATGTAAACCTACATTCGCTCTTTCAATCATAGAAAATATTAAACACATTTTTGAAATAAAAAACTTGAATTTTGTTTTGGTTGCAAAGACTCAACAACTCAAAGCATCAATAAGCCATCTGTATGGTTTATCCATAAATGCAGAACAGTATTTAGACAAATTCATAAAATTTACATTTGTATTGCCCGATACATTTAAACCAGACAACTATACACCTGCATACGCATCTGTCGCTTTATGGGAAATATTAAAAAATGATTCTCAAAGACTGCAAGAAGTAAACGAAGAATGCGGGCATATTATAAAAACGATAATACAAAGAGCTAAGTTGTCTTTACGTGAAGTAGAAACATTATCGCGCCATTTTGAAATATATCAGGTGCTATCTCAATCTGGAATTGGTCCAGAAAAAATATTTGGTTATTCANTTATACCGAACGTTAGGAGTGATGCTATATTCTCTAAATCGCCCTTTGGCATTAAGCTATCTAGATAATTCTGTGGATGCAGAAAGTACTATCAAAACATTAGGCTTTGAATATTTAAGTTATGATGAGGATATTTATAGTGTAGATAATACTGAATATGCTATTTATGGGATCGTACTAGACTATATTGATGCAACATCTCCATTCTTTATAAAGGATGATGAAACCAGAAAAAAATGGACTGAACATGCTACCTATAGTTTCTTTCAAAAGGGCTTAAATACTGTTCCTCCCCGAAAACTTGTTTCGTCCGCCATTGAAGTTTTAATGCTCAACTAAAGATGTATAATTGACTGATTTCATACATTGACACTGATTATATATACAGTAAAAATGCTCTCCACTGGAGGGCATTTTTTATGGCAGTACGAAAACTCACCACAGGAAAATGGCTTTGCGAATGTTACCCCGCCGGACGTAGTGGGCGTCGTGTGCGTAAACAATTCGCCACCAAAGGCGAAGCACTGGCTTTTGAGCGTCACACGATGGAAGAAACCGAAGCAAAGNCCTGGCTGGGTGAATCAGTGGATCGTCGAACACTGAAAGACGTGGTTGAGCTATGGTTCAAACTACATGGTAAATCTCTGACAGCTGGGCAGCATGTCTATGACAAATTGCTGTTGATGGTTGACGCTCTAGGCAATCCTCTTGCAACCGATCTCACCTCTAAAATGTTTGCCCACTATCGAGATAAACGCCTGACAGGCGAGATCTACTTCAGCGAGAAATGGAAGAAAGGAGCAAGCCCGGTCACCATTAACCTGGAGCAAAGCTATCTAAGTAGTGTTTTTAGCGAACTATCCCGTCTGGGCGAATGGTCGTATCCGAACCCACTGGAGAACATGCGAAAATTCACCATCGCAGAAAAAGAGATGGCATGGCTTACCCATGAGCAGATTGTTGAATTGCTGGCTGATTGCAAACGTCAGGACCCAATTCTGGCACTGGTAGTTAAGATATGCTTAAGCACAGGCGCACGCTGGCGTGAAGCCGTAAATCTTACCCGCTCACAGGTGACCAAATACCGAATTACCTTTGTAAGAACGAAGGGGAAGAAAAACAGAAGCATCCCTATCAGTAAAGAGCTTTACGAAGAGATCATGGCGCTTGATGGGTTCAATTTCTTCACAGACTGCTATTTTCAATTTTTATCCGTGATGGAAAAAACGTCTATCGTGCTCCCTCGCGGTCAACTGACACACGTTCTGCGCCATACGTTTGCGGCGCATTTCATGATGTCGGGTGGAAATATCCTTGCTTTGCAAAAAATCCTCGGACATCACGACATAAAAATGACCATGCGTTACGCACATCTGGCACCGGATCACCTGGAAACTGCATTACGGTTTAATCCGCTGGCAACACTACCAACATCAACAGCAACTGTTTGA